GCAAACCAAACAGCCCAGACGAACCGCAGAGGGTGCGAAGGGTAAAACGAAGGTCAATGCACAGACAAACTATCAATCGTGGCTGACAAGGCAACCTGCGGCGTTTCAGGATGAAGTATTAGGCAAAACTCGTGGACTACTATTCCGCAGAGGAAAACTACCCATTTCTAAGTTCGTTGATGAGTCAGGGAAAACTTTGACGCTCAATGAGTTAAGAAAAGTCGAACCCGAAGTATTTAATAGGGTAAAATTGTAACTGGAGCCAGAGGCTCAACGTGCGAAGCTAGAGGTGAAGCATGGAATTTTTAAATGAAGTCGAGCTTGATGAGGAAGTTAAGAAGCAACTTTCTGAGAAGTTCAAGGAGACTCTGGATAAGAGCCTCGAAGAAAGAATTGCTGAAGAAGTCCAAGGACTGAAGGCAAAAAACGATGAATTGCTGGCTGAGAAAAAAGCCGCACAACGAGCAAAGGATGAGCTAGATGCCAAGGCCAGAGCTGAAAAAGAGAGGTATGCTCAAGAAAACGGGCAGTACCAAGAACTCTACGAAAGCCAAAAGCAAGAAGCCAATGCTTTACGGCAAAAAATCGAAGAAATGAATCAACAGGTCGTCAGACAGAAAATATCGTCTGAGGCAACTAAAATCGCTGGATCGTTGACAAAAGACGTATCCAAGGCAAAATTGTTAGAAGAAAAGCTAAGTCAGAGACTTACGCTTATGGATGGAGAATTAAGGGTGACTGATGACTCAGGTCAACTGACTGTCAGCACTCTTGAGGACTTGGTATCAAATGTGCGGAATGATTATCCATTCCTAGTTGATGGTATCCAAGCAAGCGGTGGCGGGGCCACTCGTTCACAAGGCGGGGCTGATGTGGGCAATAGAGAAATTAGTCGCTCTGATTTTGAGGATATGAAACACGCTGATCGTGCAAAGTTCTTCAAAGAAGGCGGCAAAGTCTATGACGATTAAAGGAGAAGCCACATGGCTAACGTATTAACTGATCTAGCGGCAGACATCTACAAAGCCGCCGACGTAGTAGGACGGGAGCTAGTAGGCTTCATTCCTGCTTCCACTATCAACGCTGACGGTTCTGAGCGGGCGGCGAAGGGCGACGTAGTTCGTGCTTCTTTCACTCGTGAAGCATCAGCAGTGGACGTATCAGAGTCTATGACTATTCCAGAAGGAACAGATCAGACTGTTGATAACAAGACACTGACAATCTCAAACGCTCGTGCGGTTCAGATTCCTTACACTGGTGAAGATGTACTCCATCTGAACAACGGTATCGGATTCGAGACTGTGTACGGTGACCAGATTGCTCAGGCAATGCGTACTCTGACTAACGAAATGGAGCAAGACTTGTGGGAAGAAGCCTACACGAACTCCTCTCGTGCGTTCGGTACAGCAGGTACTACACCATTCGGCTCTAACTTCTCTGAGATTGCTGAAATCCGCCAAATTCTGGTAGACAACGGTATGCCACAGAACGACGGTCAGGTGTCTTTGGTCCTCAACACTCTTGCAGGAACTAACTTGCGTCAGCTCGCTCAGTTACAACAGGCTAACACTGCCGGTGGTACTGATCTTCTGCGTCAGGGCATCTTGCTTGATCTTCAGGGTCTTGGTATCCGTGAGTCGGCTCAAGTCGGCATTCACACCAAGGGTACTGGTACTGGCTACTTGTTGAACGATGCTTCTTCAGCTATCGGTGACACAGTAATCGCAACTGATACTGGTACAGGAACTATCCTTGCAGGTGACATCGTTACCTTCGCAGGTACTTCTGACAAGTATGTTGTCAACACAGCTCTTGCTGGCGGTTCATTCACTATCGGTGGAACTGGTCTGGTAGCGGCTGAAGCTGACAACGATGCAATCACTGTGGGCAACAACTACACAGCGAACATCGCATTCCATCGCCGTGCTTTGGAATTAGCGGTTCGTGCGCCAGCAGTACCACAAGGTGGCGACATGGCAGACGACGCTATGACTGTTCAAGACCCAGTTTCAGGATTGGTATTCGAGGTCCGTGTTTACAAGGGCTATCGTAAGACCATGATCGAAGTTGCGGCATCTTGGGGTGTCAAAGCGTGGAAGTCTGACTTCATCGCTACATTGGTCGGCTAATGTCGATCCTAGCGGGGGCTTCGGCCCCCGTTTCTAATGAGGATTCATAAAATGGCAGAATCAAAGACGACTACCAAGAAAGCACCCGCTAAAAAGCCAGCGGTTAAGAAAGCGGCTCCAAAATCAGATGCGCCAACGCTCACTAAAATGGTTCGAGACGATGGCAAGGAAGCGATGGTTCACCCATCAATGGTTGAAGCATATAAGTCCGGTGGATATAGAGAGGCGTAAGTCATGGCTTTGGTCATTGAGGATGGATCGGTTGTCACAGGTGCTAACTCGTACGTCACTCTGGCTGAGTTTAAGGCTTGGGCAGATAGTCGGGATATTACTTATAACGCCGATGATAATGTACTGGAAGCTCAGATACTCCGCGCTATGGACTATATTGAGCGACTCTACTTCATCGGCAATAAGGCAAACGAGAATCAACCGCTTCAGTGGCCTCGTACGGAAGCCCTTATCGACGGCTACTACGCTGATGCGACAGAGATTCCGAAAGAAGTCAAAATCGCCGTGTACGAAGCGACTGTCGTTGAGGCCGCTGGATACAGCGAGCTGGAGATACAATCGCGCAAGACGTTGCGTGAGCGTGTTGGAGACATCGAAGTGCAGTACGCAGAAAACAGCGAAAACCGCACAATCACTCCAGCACTCCAGTATGCACTGAATCGTATCGTTCAACCGGCATTTCAGGTGTTTAGGGTATGACGTTCAACTATACGGCCCTTCAGTCGAGTGCAGGGACATTGCTCCAGAATTTTGGGCGGCAACTGACTTTCACTCGCAGTACAGATGGCTCGTATGACCCGAATACCGGCACAACGTCTCCTACAAGCTCGAACTACACAAAATATGGTTGTGTGTTCGATTACACAGACGCAGAGCGTGGAGAATCGAATATCGAGGTAGGTGACCGGAGAGTATTGGCCGAAGGGTATGCGTATCAGGTCGGAGATACAGTGTCATTGGACAGCGAGGTCTATCGGATCATTTCAGTCTCGAACATACAGCCAGCGGCAACAGTCGTCGCCTGTAACTTGCAGGTCAGAAAATGAGCAAGTTCAGTAAGGGAATGGCTGATGCGACTGCCCGCATTGTCTCGAATAGCAAGAGAGAAGTACGGAAAGTCATTCGAGGGATAGCTAAAGATGCGATCATGGGTACTCCAGTGGATAAAGGAACGCTTATCAACAACTGGTATGCGAGCAACCGCGCAATCCCGAATCAAACGACAAAGGCCACTGATCCTTCTGGCAAAACATCACTATCCAGAGTCGATAAGGCACTGACAAGATTGCAGATAGGCCAGACGTTTTATATGGCAAACAGCCTTCCTTACGCACGGACTGTTGAGTACGGCAAGTATCCAAATCCGCCCAAGAATCCAACAGGCAAGACCGTGAATGGATTCTCTAGGCAAGCTCCTGCTGGTATGGCTAGAATTGCCGTGGACAAAGGTATCGCTAAATTAAGAGCTAGAGGTGGCAAATAATGGCTACTACTTTCAATGACATACAAGCGGCTCTTGATAACCGTCTTAACACTTTCGCAGGTGGTTATGACATTGCTTGGCCGAATATCAACTACGAGCCAGCAGGTAACGCAACTTTCTTAACTCCAAACTTCATTCCAGAGGAAACCCAGCAGGTCGGTTTGGGGACTAACGGTAAAGATGAAACAAACGGGATTTATCAAATAGATGTCGTCTATCCTGCGGGGCAGGGTCGTTCATCAGTGCCGGATTCCGTCGCAGATCATTTCAAGCGCGGTACAGTTATGTCGTATAATGACGTAAGTGTCCGTGTGCGGTCGGTTTCTATCGCACAGGCAATAACAGATGGTGCATATCACTTTGTGCCTATTTCTGTTAATTTTTATTCATATACTGACGCGAGGTAAAGCAAATGGCTATCGCAAACGGCGCACAACACTCTCTGCATTACATCGCAGAAGTGACTTATGGTACAACCCCCGCAACTCCGACTTGGACTCCGTTTCCACATACTGGAACGAGTTTGGCTCTAACAAAGGATGCCATTGAATCCGAAAAGTTGCGTGGTGATCGTCAGGTCGAAGATTTCCGTCATGGAAATAAGTCTATCGGCGGCGATGTATCGTCTGAATTGGAATACGGTGCATTTGACGACATTCTTGAGGCTGTCATGTGCGGTACTTGGTCAACGAATGTTCTGAAGTCTGGCTCAACTCGCAGGTCTTATACCTTAGAGCGTAAGTTTGGGGATTTAGCGACTCCTGAGTTCCATCGGTATGAAGGTGTTGAGTTCAACTCTCTGGCAATCTCTGTCGCTCCAAACTCAATGGTAGGCACAACATTCACTGTCGTCGGCAAGGATTTGTCTCTAGCAACAGCAGAAGTTGCATCTTCAACATATTCTGCTGACGTAGGGAATACGCCATTCGATTCATTTACTGGCTCGATTACTGAAGGTGGATCATCTATCGCAACAGTAACAAGTCTGGATATGACTATCGAAAACGGCTTGGAACCATTATTTTCGGTCGGTTCTGATACGACTAATCGTCCGTCAATCGGCAAATCTCGTGTAGCAGGTACGTTGGTTACTTACTTCGACAGCAAGTCTTTGTATGAGAAGTTCATCAACGAGACTGCTTCTGAAATCGTTTGTACGTTGACTGATGTAGCTGGCAACAGCTTGCAGATCGACATTCCAAATGTGAAATACAACTCTGGGCAACCAGACGTAGCTGGCGAAGGTCCGGTCACTGTATCAATGGAGTTTGTAGCACTGTACAGCTCTAGCGATGCATCACAGTTAGTGATTACCCGTACACCAGCATAAATTAAAGGCAATAAAACCTAGGGGGTTTTATGGAAGTAAATCAACTGGCAACGGTTGAGAGTCACGAAGCTGGGACTGAGTTTCAGCTTGTGAATACGGCAACTGGCGAACCTGAAGATGTAATCTTTTTGGTCAAAGGTTTGGATTCTAAGGCGTGGCGGCAAGCTCAAAAGGAGCAAAGGCGCAAGAACGAAGGCAAAGAGGACATAGATTTATTCGATCACGAATACATCTGGCCGATGATTGCATCAATCATTATTGATTGGCAGGAATTGGAGAAGGACGGTAAGCCATTCGAGTATTCAAAAGAGAATGCGCTATGGCTTTGTGAAAACTCTCCGAATGTTGTGAATCAAATCTTTGCTTTCTTGCTTGACAGGAAAAATTTCATAAACGGCTGATTGATGAGTTTGTGGCATTTGGGAAGTGGTGTTTTTACATCAACGGATACCCAGAAGGTTCAAAAATCAGTCGTTATGAAAGTCTGAAACAAGTTGAGAAAAGTCGCGGAGTCACACCGCCAGAATTGCTGAATGCACCAACACTGTCATGGCAACATGATGACTGCTGGGTAGCGTACACATCGCTCAAAGACCATACATGGTTGGAGCTTGAAAGTTATATGCGGCTCACGGGAAGAACGCTCGATCCGTGGGAAATTGAAGCGATTATGGAGCTGGCAAAGCATAAGGTTTGATCATGGCGACAGAAGTAGAAAAACTTATTATTGCGATTGAGTCTGTTGGCCTCAAAGAATCTCAAAGAGAATTAACTAAACTCAAGAAAGCCGCAAAAGACGCTGAAGGTGCGACTGAAGGTTTAAATAAGCAAAATAAAAAATCCATTCCTTTACTAAAAGGGTATCGCGGGGCTACATCTGCGCTTACCAATACAACAGGTCAACTCTCTGTACAAATTCAGGACGTTGCAGTCCAGCTCGAATCGGGTACGGATGCAGTCCGTGTCTTTGCACAACAGGGTCCACAGATTGCGGCAATCTTCGGTCCTTCTGGTGCGGCCTTCGGTGCAATTCTTGCCATTGGTGCGTTGATTGGTGGACCGTTCATCAGATCATTATTCGACGCCAATGAAGCAATTACCGAATCTCAGAAGAAGCTCAAGGAATATAGCGGCAATCTCTCAGACCTTTCTGAAGTAGCGAAAGGAGCAAAGCTCGCACAGTTACGCTCGGAATTAGAGACTGTAAGAGAAACGATTAGTAGCCTTGAGAAAACACAGCAAGATGCGGTTGATAGATTCAACGATCTGCGCGATGGATCAGTCAGTTTCGTCGATTCTTTAATCGAAATAGCCAAGGGCAACAAAAACTTAACAGCCGCACAAATTGAAAGTGCGGAAGCAGTCTTGAAGACTCGCAACGCCCTAGAAGAACAGCTAAAGAAAGAGCAAGAATTAACGACGGCTTTCGATGTCTTAACCGGCAAACGCAAAGAAGAAACTGAAGAAGTCATCGAGAAGCGCAAGAATCTTGAAACGCTAGTTGATGCAATTAACGAAGAATTTGAAGGGATTGGCAAGACAGCCATCAAGCTCAAGGTATTAGAGGCCGCTAGAAACGGAGCTGGGAAGACACTCCAAGACTTCCTTGAAAAGCAACTCAAGGCAATTGAGCAATACGAGAAAGAACAGCAAGCCGCAAAGGAAGCTCAAGCCAGAGAAGAAGCACTCCTCAAAGCTAAAGAAGCCCTGATCGCCAAGACTAAAGAGCAAGCAGACGCAACAAGAATGTCTTGGGTTCAAATGGAGATTCAAAAAGCTGTTGCGATGGGCATGACGGCAGAAGAACTCAAGTTACATACAGCTAGATTGGTTGCCATTCAGTCAGCAAAAGACGAAAAGGAAGCTCAGAAAGACTTGGCTGAAGAACAGAAAGGCACAGTCAAAGTCTTACAGGATATATACAATCAGAAGCAAAAGCTGATTGAACAGCAAAAAACATTCCTAGATCAGTTTAGGCAGGAAACTGAGGCTGAACGATTACTGAGAGAAGCCAAAGAACTAAATCTCAATCAAGATCAAATGCGTCAAGTCCAACTTGAAGTCGTACGTCGAGGCGAGGCTGAGTATGCCAAGAAGCAATTAGAAGATGCTCAGGAAAACGGAAGGATAAAGGCTGAGATACAGGCACAGCAAGACGCAGAAGAATTGAGACAAAGAACGACAATGAATGAAGCGTTACTTGGTCTTGAAAATAAACTGATGAAAGGTAAATCAGAAGTCCAGAAGGCTGGATTTAGAATTGGTGTCAACCTCATGAATCAGGAAAAGCGTGAGAATGCGACGCAAATTCTGTCTGATTCATATAGTGCGGCAATGAAGGCTTACAAGGCTTTGGCGGCCATCCCGATTGTTGGCCCTGCACTCGGTGCGGCGGCGGCAGGTGTCATCATCGCGGCAGGTGCTTCATACGCTACCAAATCTCTTGCAGGACGAGCTGTGGGTGGTCAGGTTCGTGCAGGTGAATCCTATGTTGTAGGTGAGCGTGGACCGGAAGTTCTGACGATGGGTACAGGCGGTCGGGTCATTCCGAATGATAAGATTGGAGGCCAACAACAAGTGGTCAATAAGACTGCTAATATCAGTTTTAATATCAACACCGTAGACGCTCGCGGGTTCGACAGTCTGTTACAATCGCGCAGAGGCCAAATCATCAATATGGTCAATACAGCGATGAACGATAAAGGCAGGAGAGGCGTAGTCTAATGGCTGGCACATATCCAACCACACCAGAGTTTCAGGCAGTCAATCTCGAATCTCGCCATAACAACGTAATGTCGGAAACTGTCTCAGGCCGGATGCAAGTTCGCACGTTAGGCGGTCAAAGATGGTCGTTTACTGCAAAATACAATCCAATGACTCGCGCTGAGTTTCAGCCTGTTTTTGCGTTCGTTATGAGCCAGCAGGGACGTTATGGCACGTTCGGTATCGTACCTCCGGTGATCGGCTCTACAAGCGGGACAGCGACAGGCACAGCGGCAGTTAATGGCAGTGCGATTATCGGTGCGACATCTGTTCCTGTTGATGGGTTCACTGGAACGATCAAGGCCGGAGATTTCGTTAAGTTTGGTCACGGTAAGGTCTACATGGTCACTGCGGATCGAGATGGCGCAGGGAATATCACGATTGAACCGCCTCTGTTTGCTGATGTGAGCAATGACGAGCAGATGATCTACAACGATGTGACGTTCACGATGCGCCTAGCAAACGATATTCAGGCTTACAACTTGAGTGCGAACGAATACTACGAATATGAAATTGATATGATCGAGGTGATCTGATGCCTCGCTCGGTCAACGCCTCAACACTTACAGCTTTACAACAGGATTCAGTCAGACTCGCTCATTTAGTCCGGATTGGGTTCGATACAGAGCTTTTCCTGACCGATTACGCGCATCAAGTGAGCTATCTGACCAATCGATATCTTCCTGCAAGCCATCTCTTGAGCCTCGATGACTCACAAGAGACTCAGGATTTGCGCGTAGGCTCTATGACTATCAATATCTCTGGTGTCGATCAGTCATACATATCGATCTTTCTGAATCAGCAGTATGTGAATCGCAGAGTTCGTATCTGGCTTGCCATTTTGGATGCTAATGCTCAGATCGTAGGTGATCCGATCAAGACGTTCGATGGTGAAATCACAGGCTATTCTTTGCAGGAATCTAGAGATAGCTCAGTCATTAACATGAATGCGGCATCCCACTGGGCTGACTTTGAACGGAAGAATGGTCGATTCACCAACCAGAACAGCCAGCAATACTATTTCCCTAGCGACACTGGTATGCGGTTCGCGGCAGAGTCGATCAAAGACATCAAATGGGGTAAAGCCTGATGGGTTGGTTTAGTGATTTTGTAAAAAACCCATTAGGGACAGTTAAAGATACTGTCAGCGATGTAGTCGATACAGTCGTTGATGTAGTTGAAGATGTTGTTGATTTTGCTGTCGATATCGTTGGCGATGTCATCTCTTGGCTCATCGATATACCTGAAGTTCCAGATGTAGGTCAGGATGCACAATCGGTTCTGGTCAACAAGAACTCAAATATTGCCGCTATTCCTGTCATCTACGGTCAGCGCAAGGTTGGCGGAACGCGAGTATTTGTTGAGACATCCGGTACGGACAACAAGTATCTCTATATCTGCTTAGTCTTGTGCGAAGGTGAGGTTGATTCAATCGGTGAAATCTACATCAACGATGAGGCTCTGACAGGATCAAAGTATGCTCCTTACGTTAGTGTAAATCGGAAAAGAGGAACAGATAACCAAACTGTTTCAAATGTTTTGCTTGCCGCACCTAGTTGGGAGTCAACAGATAGATTAAATGGCATCGCTTATCTGGGCATTCGATTAGAGTTCAATCAGGATGTATTTAGCTCGATTCCGCAGATCAATGCGATTGTGAATGGCAGAAAGGTATATGATCCGCGAACAAGCACAACGGCATATTCCAATAACCCTGCACTGTGCCTAAGAGACTACCTGACAAACGAAAGATACGGTAAAGGATTGGCCTCATCGCTGATTGATGACGACTCAATCTCAGATGCGGCGGATGCTTGTGACACGCTCAACGAGACTTATACTGGGTCAGGCACAAATATTAAGCGGTTCACATCCAATCTAGTGCTGAACACAGGTAACACGATCTTTACGAACGTGAAGATACTTCTGGCCGCAATGCAGGGCATGATGCCTTATCAGAACGGCACATACCGCATCGTGATTGAGGATGACTACGACAGCACGTTCGACTTTACGACTGACAATATCATCTCTGGATTCAAGATTGCTGGTGTCGATAAGACCAAGAAGTACAACAAAGTGACTGCCAAGTTCGTTAATCCAGACGCAAACTGGCAAGCAGATGCGGTGATCTGGCCTGAAGCTGATTCAGCGGATTACGCTACGTTCCTGTCAGAAGATAACAATATCCCGCTAGAGACTGAGATTAACCTGAACGCCACTACAAGCTACTACCAAGCTCGCAATATCGCCAAGACAGCCTGTTTAGCATCTCGTAAGGCTGGGCTAAGTGTTTCGTTCGTAGCGACTCCTGATGCGCTTAAATGCTCTGTTGGCGACATCGTTACAGTGACTCATCCGACTCCTGCATGGGACGGCAAGGAATTTAGGGTTCTGGCACTCAGCATCAACTACGATGCGACAGTCAATGTCAGCCTCGCAGAGCATAACGCCACAATCTATCCTTGGATTGAGGACAAGGAAGAACCAGAGTCATTCGCCTCTAACTTGCCTGATCCGCTGACGGTAGCCAATCCATCGGTCACGGTCACGGATGAGCTACGTTCATTCAGTGAAGAAGTTATCACGGCTCTGATCGCTGATCTGGACTCTGGAGACTCATTCGCAGAACGCTTTGAGGTTCAGGCTCGCAAGACAGGCGAAACAGAATGGACGAACATGGGTCAGGCTGGCGGTACGCGATTTGTCCTGTTGAACGTAGAGGATGGCGCAACATACTCAGTCAGAGGCCGTGTCATCAACTCACTAGGCGTTCGCTCTGCATGGACAACTGTATCGCATGAGGTAGTCGGTAAGACTGCAACACCATCGGATGTGACAGGACTGACAGGTAACCTGATCGGAAATCAATACTTACTCACATGGTCGCCTATCCCTGATCTTGATCTATCGTACTATCGGGTTCGTTACACGCCAGAAATCGGTGAATCGGTGACCTATGAGCTATCGACTTCATTAGTTCCTAAAGTATCGCGTCCGGCAACGTCTGTATTTGTCCCTGCGCGGAACGGAACGTATTTCGTCAAGGCGGTAGATAAGCTCGGCTTGGCATCGCAGAATCCTGCAACAATCATCCTTAACAGCAATATCGATGAATTGGATAACTTCACTGGCATCCAGACCATCACAGAGCATCCGGATTTCAATGGTACGTTCGATGACGTAGTGGAGCTGGATGACGAGGACTTACTGATTCTGAATACATCGCTCGATTTCGATGATGTATTAGGTGATTTCGATGACGCTCTTGGTCTATTCGATGGCGGTTCAGCTAATGTAGACGCATTTGGTTATTACTATTTCGACAATAGCGTTGATCTAGGTGCAGTGTTCTTGGCTCGTATTACAGCGACGATCAAGGCAACTCGTAGGGATTACGTCAACCAATTTGATTCAGCGGCAGGACTTTTTGATAGTCGTGCTGGCTTCTTTGATGGTGATGTGAACGCATTTGACGACACTGATGTGGCCTTGGAACTGAGATACACAGAGGATGATCCAGCAGGAACGCCAACATGGTCTGATTGGCAGTTATTCCAAGTCACTGACATTAAGGCCAGAGGCGTAGAATTTAGAGCTAAATTATCCACAACAGATACTCAAGCGACTCCTGTTGTTAGCTTCTTATCTGTACAGCTTGATATGGGCGACAGAACGGAAGCCGGAGATGATGTGGTTTCTGGGGCAGGATCGAAAGCAATCACATTCAATCGAGCATTTCAGGCGACTCCTGCAATCGGCATTGGCGCACAAGACCTACAAACAGGTGACTATTATGTGCTATCGTCAAAAAGCCGTTCAGGGTTTACAATTACATTCTATGACAGCACCGATACAGCCGTCAGTCGAACATTCGACTATGTGGCGAGGGGCTACGGACGAGAGGTGACCTAGTGGCACAGCATGATTACGACATAGCCAACCAAGGCTTCCCGACATTCAGGGCTGATCTGAATGACGCTCTGGGTTCTGTGGCTACCAATAACTCTGGTGCAACAGAGCCAAGTACCACATACGCTTATCAGTGGTGGTATGACACAGCAAACGACATTCTGAAGATTCGCAACGCTGACAACGATGCTTGGATTAGCTTTGCATCATTCGATCAGGCAACCGACAAATGGTCTGCACTGGTTGAAGGAATCACACTGAACGGCACAGCGATCACTGCGACAGGCACAGAGCTAAACTACGTTGATGGCGTAACATCAGCGATTCAGACTCAGCTTGATGCTAAAATTGACGAAACATCAGCAACAGGGTCAGCCGCATTACCATCAGGAACGACTGCACAGCGCGATGGCTCGCCTCAAGCGGGTTACATCCGATTCAACTCTGATGATGGCGGATTTGAAGGTTACGATGGCTCTGCATGGGGTGAAATCGGTGGTGGCGGTGGTGCTACTGGCGGTGGATCAGATCAGATTTTCTATGAGAATGGACAGACTGTGACGACTAACTACGAACTGACAGCGAATACTAACGCGATGACTGTTGGTCCTGTCACAGTAAATGATGGGGTCGTAGTGACCATTCCAGATGGCTCAAGGTATGTGGTGATTTAGATGGCGATTACATTAGACGGCACTAATGGTGTCAGCGGTCCAATTAACGTAACAACTGATTCAGTCAAACTGGATGGGAATTATCCGGTTGGTACAAACAACGTGGCGTTGGGTGATCAAGCTCTTGATGACGGTTCGTTGAGTGGTGGCAATAATACTGCAATTGGTACTTCTGCACTTACAGTTAATACTTCAGGTGATGACAACGTAGCCGTTGGCTATCGTGCAATGGAAGATAACAGCACAGGAATAGATAATACAGCAGTGGGTTCGGTTGCTCTCACTAACAATACTACTGGCTCAAACAATACTGTTATGGGTAATCTTGCCTTAGCAGACAACACAACAGGCAATCAAAACACAGCATTAGGCAGAGCCGCACTTATCTCCAATACCACAGCCTCTAACAATACTTCTGTTGGTTATCATTCATCATACCAAAATACCACAGGTACAAATAATACTGCGGTTGGTTGGTCGGCACTTAATGCAAACACCACAGCATCCAACAACACTGCCGTTGGAACGTCCGCACTCACCGCAAACACCACAGGTACAGGTAATTGCGCTTTTGGTCAGGCTACTTTAGATGCTAATACATCAGGAAGTGCTAACACTGCTCTTGGAAAAGAAGCATTAACAACAAACACAACAGGTTACAACAACGTGGCTGTTGGATATTTTGCATCTAAACAAAATACAACTGGCGCATTAAATGTTTCAGTCGGTCTGCAAGCAATGGAGCAAAACACTACGGCTTCTGGCGGTACTGCTATGGGTTATCAAGCAATGCAAGCCAATACTACGGGCGCAAGTAACGTAGCTATTGGTTATACAGCATTAAAAGATAACACAGCAGGAAATAACAACGTTTGTCTTGGATATGGTGCGGGGACTTATAACGCAGGGATTCAAGGCAGTCAAAATGTAATGATCGGCACAAACTCAGGCGTAAACGGTACAGGCGATACTTATTGCATTGTTGTTGGTACGTTAAACACTGTTGGTAAAGGATCAACCACAGGATTCATCAATCCAAATGGTGGTGGAGTCTATCAAGGCAACAACTCATCGTCTTGGTCAACAACGTCAGATGAGCGTCTGAAAAAGAACATCGTTGATAACACTGATGGTCTGGACAAGATCAACTCCATTCAGGTTCGCAACTTTGAATACCGTACTGAAGATGAAATCACAGAACTTGATTCATCAAATGTCATTGAGATTGAAGGCACTCAGCTAGGTGTGATCGCTCAAGAGATTCAGCAAGTCTGTCCAGAGATGGTCAAAGAAGAATCAACAGGCGTCTTATCTGTCGATACAGATAATCTAATTTGGTATTTAATCAACGCTGTTAAGGAATTATCAGCCAAAGTTGAAGCATTGGAGAATCAGTAATGGAAGATCAAATCACAGCAGAACAAATCGCACAGCACTACTCAGCCGCTATGGACTCTGTGAATCTTCTGAACGCAGGACAGCCAGACGACATGAGCGATGATGACTGGGCTGATTGTGTTGAGCGAAACAAGGAACACTTACGGATCATGTTGGCAAAAGACTTCTGGACGAATGAAGATTTAACGCCACTAAGCGAGGCACTCAATGTCTAAGGTAGCAATCCAAGGCAACGCATCGGGAAGCGGCACGTTCACCATTGCCGCACCCAACAGCAACACAGACCGCACACTGACTCTGCCAGATGAGGCGGGGACGGTGTTGACGAGTGGAGGTGCTATTGACGTAGATGCTTCTGCACCTGCTGACTCACTGGCGATTGATGCTAGTGGTAACGTAGGGATTGGGGCAACGAGTCCTAATGGCGTGTTGACTCTTGATAGAAGCACCAACACCAACGCCGATACTATGTATATTTTGCGTGGAAGTGGAAACTCTTTACCCGCATCTATTGATACACAGACAGCACTATTGGTTCAGAACAGATCGGACACTTTTTCCACAAACATTTCGATCATTGCAGACGATGTGGGAGCTTCTACTATAAATTTTGGCGATCAGTCAGACGAAAATGCAGGTGGCATCAATTATCTGCACGATGTTGATGCAATGCGATTCAAAACGAATGGCAACACAGAACGTATGCGAATCACCTCTAGTGGTCAAATTCTTATCAACACA